CCAAAGGAGATAAGGGCGAACGTGTATCAAGCTTACAACCATTATTTCAACGTGGCCTAATCCGGTTTAATGTAAAAGAAAAAGCATCCACCGGAATGAAATTACTACGCTCTCAATTATTGGGTTTTGAAAAGGGAGGTAAAATAAATGATGATGGCCCGGATGCACTGGAAGGTGCAATATGGATGATTGATAAATACAACTATGAGAAAAAACCAAAACCTCGTGGTGGTAAGTTCAAAAGAAATAGTTCACGAGCAATGTAAAATTTTATGAATCAAATTTTAAAATGGCTTCAACTGTGGAGCAGAAAAAGAAGTTTTAAAGCTGCTGTAAAAAAGGCTGATAAATAATTTGCAAAAACAGGTGCAAAAATATTAGTGGTTTTATATCAGGGCGAATTTGTTGCATTAACAAAAAAGAAGTTAAAGCGAATGCGTAAATCAAAATTACTCGCTAACCTTTCATTAAAGCAAATTGAAGCGAATGCTGTGTATATAACAGGTAAAGGTTTACAACCAATAAACAAATAATTATGTACGTTACAAAGTCCGATTACAAAGGCCGCATACAGGTAGAACTTTTCGACTTACTCTTAACCGAAGATGAAGAAGGCATTTTATCAGATGCATCTAAAACTGCTGAAGACACAATCAGCAGTCAGGTTAATACCATCTACAATGTAACTCCCGAATTAGCTAAGGCTGGTACAGATAGAAATTTTTATATTCTATCAATGGCTGTAAATATTGCATTGTATTATATCTATCAAAGAGCAGATGATAACGAGGTGCCGGATAAAGTGATAAAGAATTACGATGACACTATGGATGATCTTGCCGCCATCAGTAAAGGAAAGCAAACTTTAAATCTTCCACCAAGAGAAGACACTGATCCGGTTGATACAACAACAACATCCGGCAATCCTTCCATTTTCAATAATGGCCTCAATCCCGGAGAAACAATAACTATTCAGGGAAAAGGATTACGAAGATGGGGCAGCAATCCAAAACGTTCACACATGCCTTAATTTTTAAATACTCATTATGCAATTCAAAATACTTGGTAAGACCATTCAATTAGGCAAACAGCAAACTAATAATTTCCCTGCAAAAAAGAATGACAGGAAACGTGCTACTACAGTAATTCGCAAGCAATACAAGCGTGAAGTAAGCTGGAACATTTCAGACATTAAAATGGCTTTAATCATGGCTGAAAATCCTATAAATCCTGATAGGCTTCGACTGCATCAGATTTTTAGATATTGCCTTCGTGACGCACGGTTAAAAAGTCAAATTAGAGACGCATTGCTTAAAATAAAAAGTGAGCCTTGGATGCTTTATATTGATGATAACCCTGATGAAGAGTTAACCGAGGCTTATAGAAAACGATGGTTTAATTTGATTATACAATACATCGCTGAAAAAGAATTTCATGCATACTCGGTTATTGAGTTAGATAAAATTGAGCCTGATAAAACACAGATTGGAACAGTTACTTTAATTCCTCGTGAACACGTTTCTATCGAAAATCAATGGATTCTTTTTAATGCAACTATCAATGGCAGTTATATGCCTTATGGCGATGTGATGTGGGAAATTGATCTGCTTGAATTTTGTGATGACCGAAGCGATTACGGAACATTACTCGAATGTGCTTACAATGTTTTATGGAAATATTATGCTCGTGCCGACTGGAGCCGAACTTCTGAAAAATGGGGAAGCCCTGTATTATCTGTTTTAGTTGATACAGTTGATGATAGAGAATTAGATGATTACGAAACACGTGCTGCAAATTTCGGAAGCGATGGATATATTATTGGGCAAAAGGGTGATGAAACAAGTGTACTATTCCCATCCGGCACAAAAATGCACGAAATATATTTAGAAAATATAAAGTTGTGCAATGAAGAAATGACACTGATGGTAAACGGTCAAACTGCAACAACAGATCAAAAAGCATTTGTTGGAAGCAGTGAAGTTCAGGAAAGAAAATTTGAAGATTTAACACTAAGCAGATTACAGACTATCGTTGATGACGTTAACGAAAAAGTAATACCATACCTGCGTTACAAAGGCTTTAAACTCCCGGAAGATATTCGTTTTGATTACCCGGCATTAGTCCAGGAGAGAATGAAAAAAACACAAGGGCAAACTGCTCATGAAGAGCCATTAAATAATGGCACAAAAAAACAAGATACTAAACCAACAAAAGATGTAAAAGAGCTTCCTATTCCGGGCGGCAACGAACAATAAGCCTATGTGTATTAATTGCGATACTATATATGTTTTCTCACGAAAACAGCGCATTCAATTAAATAAAGAATTGAATGTTGATGGCATCATAGATGCTGCTATAAAACAACTGTATGATGATAGAAAGATTGATAAGCCAACCATGCAGGCTTTATTCCAAAGTCATTATAAACCATTGCAGCAGGCCGTAAATGAAGGCTTTACTAACAACGTTGAATATGGTACACCCAACTATGAATTTTTAAAGCACCTGCAAACAAACACTGCCATTTTTTCCATATTCAAAGCCCATGCGCAGGTTAAAGAAATGGCAGCTTTATTAAAAGATAAAGATGGCAACTTGCGTAGTAAGGAAGACTTTAAAACAGAAGCTTTAAAAGTTGATGAAACATACAATACAACGCACTTAGATACTGAATATGATACCGCTGTGCGAACTGCTCGATTAGCTGCACAATGGCAGAAGTTTGAAAAAAATAAAAAGCTTTATCCCAACTTAAAATACTTACTTACTAAAGCCAGTAAGCCCGATGAAAAGCATTTGCAGTATGTAGGAATTATTGCACCTGTTGATAGTATTTTTTGGAGTACACATTATCCACCAAACCGTTGGCGTTGCCAATGCGGAGTTGAGCAAACGGATGAAGATGCTACAGATATTCCGCATGATCTGCCGCCAGTTGATCCTGAATTTGCATTTAATGCAGGTAAAACAGGACAAATATTTGATGTTGAGAAAAGCAGCTATATAAAAAGTGTTCCTGCTAAAGAACAACCTGCATTAATAAAGCAGGCTACTTCTTTTGTAAACAAAGAAGCTGCTATATCTGCACCATATCAAACTATTTATAAAAGCAAATCAGGAACTTCTGTTGAAGCACATCCTTTAGCATTTGATGCACCGGACTATGCAGAAAGTTTTAAATTAGCAAGAGACTTAGCCAACAGCAAATTGCCTGTTAACACTATACAGATTTTACCGTACCTACATACAAAGAAAGAACTGAAACATAAATTATTGCCTGATGCAAAAAAAGATTACGATCCTGATTATAGAATTGACGGGGTTTTAGTTGATGGCAAACAACCAAGTGGAAAAACGGCATCTAAAAACACTATCAAAAACATCATTAGCCATGCTCATGATCAGGCCAATGGAGTTATTATAAAAATTGATAAAAGCAATTACATAATCGATGAGCAATTATATGCAGATATTGATAATAAGTTCAGGAATAAAGCTTATGATGATTTTGTATTGTATTTAAAGTATAATGATGAGTGGAGGATGTGGAATAAAGAACAATGGAATGAATTTTATAAGGCAATAAAAAAGCCCTGATTGCTCAGGGCTATGCGGTTACGGCAGTTGTTTCCGATGTTCCTCTCCGATACCTTTTTTATGATAAATGCCTTTCGGCTTTCAATTCTTACACAAATATAAAGAATGGGTTTAGATAATCAAAATATTCATGGTGCCGATGCAATGGTTGCAAAACTAAAAGCAGCAAAAATATATCTGCAACAAGATGCCCCGGAAGTAATTGGTATTGAAGCCGTAAAACACTTTAAACAAAACTTTGCGAATGAAGGGTTTGATAATGAAAAATGGGCAGCACGGAAAACAAAAACAAAACTGCAACGTAAAATATTAACCGGACAAGGCAGTGGCGATCATTTAGCTGATAGCATTGATTATAAAGTAAGCGGAAAAATCATTACTATTTATACCGATAAAATTTATGGAAAAATACATAATGAAGGTGGCAAGATTACAGTTACTCCGCAGATGAAAAAATATTTTTGGGCAATGATGTATGAAGCAAAAGAAAGTGGTGATGCGGATTTGCAGCAACAATACAAGTGTATGGCATTAGCAAAAGAGATAACAATACAACAAAGAAAGTTTATTGGAAAAAGCCCGGTGATGATGAATAAGATGATTGAAAAAATAAAACGTGACTTAATGATAATCCTAAATTCATAACTCATAACTCATAACACATGTTACTATACCCTATCTATAAAGCCATCAAACAACACTTAGGCACCGAAGTACCCGTTTTTTTTTACTTAGGGCAATATACTCGTGGCAAGGATAATACCAGCTATAGAGTACCCGCCATTTATATAGAAATGCCAAAAGATGCTGATCTTAAATTTTATGGCAAAAAACTATTGGCGGCAAAAAATGTTCCCATAAAAATTCATTACATAAGTTACGCACCATTTAAAAGTGTTGATAATACAGTTCAGGATACTGCAATTGCCACGCATGAAAACAAGTTAAAAGAAATTGATAAACTTATGGACGGATGGAATGCAACTAACCTCGAAGGCAAACTATTAACACAGCAATTATTGCCAACCAATAGCAATACATTAAATTTTGATGGAACAAATGTGTACAGCATTATTACTTATACAACAGAAATATATAGCAGGCATTTGCAGGAGAGCTAAGCAGTAAGGTATTCAGTAGTGTATTTTCTAATTGTTTTTGCATCAGGAATTTTTGCATCTGTCTCTTTTAAAATTCTGCTAACAGTTGAAGGCGAAAGAAAAACATCCTGTGCAACCTCTTCAATAACTGCTATGATTGTCCATTTAGG